CCACCGCTACCGCCGCCACCCGAACCGCCCCTACTGTTCGAGCCACTTGACACCTGAGCGGTCTTCAGCTTGCCGAGAGCTGTTATCTCAGCCTCTATGCCTTTTACCGCCTCAAGCGATGCACCCGCCTCAATCTGCTTGATTTTCACCAGTTGACTTCGGATTTCCAGTTCCTGCAACTTGGCGGCACGCAACGGATCGTCAAGTGCAATTTCCTGTTTCTTAACTTCGATGGTGGCCAAGTCAGCTTGTGCTTCCAGTTCTTTAATTTTCAAGCCAACCTTGATCGACTCAATCTGTGCCTGTTTAGCTTTGATTTCAAATTCAAGGGCTGTGACATAGTTGCCAGATGCACGAGCTTGCTGCGCCATCATCTCAAAGTGCCGCTGCTGCACATTCAAGGTTGCCTGTGTGACACCCAAGTTGGCTTGCTTCAACTGTGATTCACGCTCGATCAGACGGATGTTGTCTTGGAGTGCATCACGCAAAAGCCCCTCTAATCGGGCGGCATCGCGCTTGACACTGTTGACTTGCTCCTGTGTGCGCAAACCCCTGTTGGCCTCACGCTGATATTCTGCCAAGGTGACGTTTGTGTCTGCCAGCTTTGCTCTATAAAGTTCGACGTTCTTTGCGTTGTCTTTGTAAACCTCAGATGCCTGCAACCGTGCCTCACGGTCTTGAACCGCAGCTTGGGCAGCCAGTTTTGATTGCTCAGTTTCAGCCGTACTGGTGATTATTTTTTTATCAATGGCTTCAATTTCAGATTTGATCTGCTCAGTTGTCAGTCCGCGAGCGATTGCACTTTTCTCAATCTCAGCCTTCTGCAAAACCAGTATCTCAGTCTCAGCACGGTGTGCCTCAGCGGACTTGGCAGTCGAGATGACGAGTAATTCTGCAGCTTGCACACGAGCGTTCAGCGTACCGATCTCACTGTTGCGCAACTCTGCCAACTGCACCAATGTGTCACCCTCGATCTTGGACGCTGCAACCATCTTGTTGGATGCCTCGATCTGCTTGGTTTGGGTGGACAGCAGCTCACTGATGAACGTGTTGAGCTGGACAATCTTTTGGCTGTGGTCAAACGTCGAGTCAGCAGCAAGTTTCGATGCGAAAGCCTGTACCTGTTGGGCTTTGGCTGTTTCATTGACACTGTTTGCAGCCGTTGCTGCTGCCAAGGCAGTTGACCTCAATGCGGCAGTGTTTGCGTTTGCAGCAGCCGTGGCTTCAGGGGCAACCCCAATTGCAGATTGGAACGAGCTTTTCAACTTATCCATGCGCCCACCAACGTCTCGCGCCATGTTGCCCAACTCATCGAGCGGGTTCGTCATCGTGACAACTGCTGCCACAAGCGTACCTGCTGCGCGCGCTACGAACAAAATACCTTCGCTCAAAGCTGACAGGGGGATGACGACCGCGCCAACAACTATAGCCAGTCCTTTTAATCCTACCGATAGTATTTGTGTCCAGCCTGAGTCACCCGCGCTTTGCGCAGTTTGTGTAAAGGCGTTTTTCAAGCGCTCCCATGTCGGCAGCAAACCTTCGGTTGAACCCTGCAAAGTGTTCAACCCCTTGGTGAACGCAGGGAAAAAGTCACGCGAAGCCAAGCTGCCGCTTTCTACGAGTTTGACAAGTTGCGCCTCGGTGATACCCAATCCTTGTGCTGTCAAGCTGAGGGCACCTGGCACACGATCGCCCAACTGTTGACGCAATTCCTCCATACTGACCACGCCTTTGGACGCGATCTGACCTAATGCATCCAATGCACCGCCTGCCGCGTCAGCGCCCAGTCCGAGTGAACTCGTAGCGCGTGTCACGGCTGCGAACAGTTTGTTGCTCTCATCCAGTGATATGCCCGACGACTCAGTGGCCGCTGAAAACTTTAAGAACGACTGCGAAATGTTGCTGACAGAAACACCTGCGGAATCTGCAGTCTTCTTCAAAAAGTCAAACTGCGCTCCTGCGACACCTGTGTCTTTGTAGACAGCGTTTAAGCCTTTGCGCAATTGCTCAGTTTGAACAATGGTGCCAACAAACGCTGCGCCCAGTTCTTTGACCTTGTTGACCAGGTAACCAACGCCGTCGGCAATGAGGTTGCCCGCAGCGATTTGCCCAAGTGAGTTTTTGAACAAACTTGAAGCTTTATCGGCACTGGTCAATGCACCTTCCACTTTTCGTAGTTCGCGCTCCAGTGACTTGATTTTTGCTTCACCAGCAGAGAACGCACCTGCGATAGAGGTGCCTGACTGTGCCGCTGAGCTGCGCACGGTGTCCATAGCAGCTCGAACTTGCGCTATTTCGGCACGCAGTTGTTCAGCACTGCGCACACCCAGTGTGCCGAATGCATCGCTTATTTTCTTGCCAGCCTGTGTTGCAGTGTCAGCGGTTTGTTTAAGCTGCTGTTCCTCTTGTACAAGCTCGGCCAGCCACACCTTGCCAGATGCCTTCGCTCGTTCGATATTGGCCGCAAACTCTTGTGCGGATCGTCCAGCGCCGTTGAGGTCGCGTGTCAACTTCGCTTGAGCCGCAGCAACGTCCTCAACGTCAACACCTAAAGCCTTTGCTGCGTCTGCTGCAATCCGTACAGCCTCAGCGTTACGCTCGACAGCGGCTGTTGATGCTGCCACCGCGCTGGCCGTTTTACGTTGCGCACGCTCTAAGCGAGACTCAGCTTGCTCAGATTCTGTCAACGCGACGTTGGCTGCAGCAAGTGTGGCTGAAAGTCGTTCGACCTCAGCACGCTGTTCAATTTTTGCAACCTTCAACCGCTGTGAGGCTGCGATATAGTCCTGTTCGCTCTTTGCCGCACGATCTGTGGTTGCGCTAAGCGTTGCTAGTTCATCGCGCAGGGCGTTTGCTCGCAGTTTCGCCTGTGTCAATTCTTCAGATATTGCGCGCTGTGATGTGCGCAGTTGCTCAGTCGTCTGCCCGAGTAGTTCCCACTTGGTCTTTAGCTCGCCCGAGGCATCTGCTGCAGCTTTCTGGTTGACAGCGAGTTGTGCAGTCTGTGCTGCCAGTTCCTGAAAACCGACGAGTGCCCCTGCCTGCTTGCCAAGTTGTTCAATTTCGTTGGACAACTGCTGAAACTCAGGTGCCGCGTCACCACCCTCTTTTGCCAGTGCAGCAACGCTGGTCTGTAACGCTTTTATCTCGTCGGCACCAAGCGTCTCGACGCTCAGGGTCATTTTTACGTCGCGTGAATTACTGGTCGCCATGTGTGATTCCTAAATAAAAAACCCGCCATGCTTGAAACGGCGTGGCGGGTTTGTCCTGAGTGTTTGCCAAGTCAATGGCATAGACAGGGATTACTGGTTATGCAGTGCGCAACTGAACGGTGAACGGTTCAGTTTTGCCAGTTGGAGTTTTCATAGTACCTGGCAAGTTCACTGTATTAAAGTCGTTGCCCAAGAAGTCAAACGCTGAGTCTGCAGCAATGATGGCTTCCCACACTGTTACGATCACGGGGCGACCGTCAGCTTGGTTCTTACCGTCAAAAATCAACTTGGCACGAATGTCACCGTTGGTGGCACCGCTGATGCTCACACCTGAGACTGCCGCGTAAGTCGATGTCACTTTGACACTTGCCGCGTCAGCGATAGCACCACCAGAGATGGCTTTGATCAGACCCAACTGCGGGTTAATCGCATAATCGACATCTTTGACATACGTTGGTGAACCAGATGTGTGTGTTACAACCACAGTGCCGGTCAAGTTTTCTTTTGTCACTGACACCCAACGGTCAAGTTTGACAGTTACTGGGACAGCGGCCAATGAACCACTGGCTTGTGACAACGCCGACTCTGTACCCAACAAGGCCATGACCATGGACTCTTTGTTAACTTCATTCAGCTCCATTGTGAAGCCTGCAGGCTTCTGCAATGTCACAGATTCGAGAACTTGGCCGTAGCTGTCTCGACCCTTGCTGGTCAATTCTTTTTTATCGACGTTTGGTTTGATCTCAAACTTACCTGCAAAGTATGGACCTGCCAAACCTTGCGATACACCTGCGACAAATCGCTCGATGTAAATATCGCCTGCGCCTAAGAAACCGCGTGCTTCAGACATTTGTGTTCTCCTTCAAAGTGTGCCGCACAAACGGCGAAATAGGGTTGTAAAGCCTCAGTTTCTTCGGAAAGCACTAATTCAATGCTGCGGTAGAATTTCAGGCTAAGGGTTGGTCAAGTCTTCTACGAACTCTACGCTGATCATCACACGAGCCTGCACCATCGCCACGCCATCAGGACGCGGGCCGATGTCTCGGCCAAGGTAAGAAACCTTTTTCACTGCACCGTTGAGCGTTGCGCCATCTTTGAAAATAGCCCGCTTGATGTCGCGGATCATGGCAAGCGCCTTGGTGTTCGGATTATCCGGTTCGCACACATCGAATGCGTCAATCATGTAGTTCTGAGAAATCAACACCATGGGGATGCGCCCAGGTGTGTCAACTGGGTCATCGTTACCCTCAATCAGAATCATGCAAGGGGGCTTGTCGTCGCCGGGTATTTTCCGTGAGCCCAACATCAGGTCGCGCCCGATGTCTGTCTCACAGCCGTTTGCCAATAATATTGTGCGTAGGCGTGTTGTCAGTTCACTGGAAATTGCACCGCTGGTGTTGAAATTGCTCATGTCAGTTCTTTCTCAAATATTGCTACAGCCGCGTCTGTCACTTCGCGTTCAAGGTTGTCAAACGCCTCGTCCTGAATTAGCGGTATGGCAGTTCTGAACATCTGGTAAACAGAAGGGCCTGTCAACGCCTTCAACTTGCTGTCTTTACGGCCACTGCCGCCGACTCGTTTAAAGACCAGACTATTACCGTCCCGATCTTTGATGCTCGGAATGATGATGGCCTTACCTGTCTTCAATTGTTTACGCGAAGTCACATTTACCGAGACTCCACCTGTTTTTTCGCCAACGGCGATTCCGCGCGCAGCGTCACCTGTTCGCCTAATCCAAGCTGGCCACTTTTTGCCGAACTTGTGCCCGTCTGCTAATATCCGCTCGTTTGTCCAGGTCACAGCTTGTGTTTCCTGCATGGCACCATAATGCGACAGGCTGGTCAAAAATGGCTTACCGCCAAAAGCGATGATCGCAGCTTCAGGATTCTGTTTGGTGGCATGCTCAACCACCATGCGTCTCTGCACATAATTATCTGTCAAATTAACACCGCGCAAAATTGTTCTACGCGATATATCATAAGTCTTATCAGCTACTGAATTTATAGCATTGACGGTGATCTCACCAACATGCTCAGGTGTCAGCTTACCCAGTGTGTCGGCTAAGCCCTCGACCTTGGAAACATCAATCTTGATGTTGAATGCGTTTGTGGCCATGTGGCACCGTCACGCGATCTTGAGGACGATGAACCTGCGGCTGAAGCCGTTGTTTCTGAACGGTGCGTCCAGTTTGAATGTGCCTTCCACATGCACAAACGTGTCACCAACCTTGGGGTTGTGTTCCGAACCGATGGTAGCCACGGTCTTTTCGACAACCACGTTGTCGTCATGCCCTATCACCTGAACACCATGTTGGATGTTCACGCGGCAGGGTACGTTGCCTCGCAAAATAGCGTCTTCACCCAAGTGGGTAAAGACGCTATCTGTCATGCGCTGAAATACAGCAAGCATGTTAGCTTATGCAGCCAAGCACTTCACAACAGTTTCTGGCAATGAGCAGAAATTGATTGGGTTGGACTGTGCTTCAAACTCGACACCCTTGTTGTACGGCATCGCCTCTTGCTTGGCGTAGTATGGCAAGCCAGTCGTGTTGACGGTTTCCATGTAAGGGGCAGGCGCGTAGGCTGTTTGGAACAGACCTGAAACACCTGTGGGGTAGGCGTAAGCCTCACCAGCAGCGATGAAGTCTGTTGCACCAACGCCGCCCAAATACTCACGGAATGTCACATCGGCAAACGTGAATGCTGAGCCACGTGGGTCTGTGCGCGCGTATGAGTTCTGGTTGTACAACTCGTACGCCTTTTCAACGGTCGCATGACGTGTCAAGCCGTCAAAGAAATCTGCCGAACACAAGACTTCAACACCAGTGAACGAACGGCCACCCAACTTGGTGCGAATCATACGCTTGATGTCGGCAATCTTGTCCTTAACGCGAGTACCAGCGGTGCCCAAGATAAAGTTTTTAAACTGCTGTGTCACACCAAAGATGGCGTACATGTCCATGACAGGGCTCGCACCGTCAGCATCCAAGATCAAACCTTTGATTGCACCGATACGGTGGTACTCAAGAGTTAAGTCCAAGTTACCTTTGGCCACGGTCATTTTTTGCTTCAGCACATTCATCACGCTTTGCACTTCGGTTTCGGAGCCGAAAGCACGCACGTTTTGAACTTCGTCAGCCATCACTGCGCCGGTCTGTGGCAAATGGACAGCGGCAACAGGGATCATTGAACGACCAGACAACGAGACAGGTTGGCCAACGCCACCGCGAGGTGCTGTCGGGACCAAGCGCAAAGACGAACCTTGGCGTTCGATCATCATGCTGGTTGTGGTGATGCCGTACTCTTTGAACAAACCGCTTTGACCCAAGATCGTTTGAACCTGTGGGATGTCAACGATTGTCTGAGACAGGTTGCTGACGCTGAATGCGTCGTTGTTGAAAATATCAAGTGATGCCATGTTGTGTTTCTCCTAATTGATCCAGCAGTTGTTAATAAGTGCCGGATAAACCGGTTTGAGCGCGAACGATGATGCCACTGAGCGCGAGCTTGGTGACAGCGTTTGCATCGGATAAAACCAAACCTGCCGCGTTGACTTCAGCGTCACGAGCCACCACGAGGGCTTTCACGTCGCCAGCAGCCTGTGCAGGTAAATCGGTAACCAATACTGCATCAGCAGCGGTCGAACCACCAGCGTACTTGACGTACTTGGTGCCCGATTTTGTCAACACGGTACCCGACTTCAGTGCCACATTGAGCACCATCGTCACGGTCGCGTTTTCATAGCTTTTTTGTCCGTTGGCTACAGACAAAATGATGTCTGCTACTTTGGGGCTTGAGTTTAGAATTGTCATTTTGACTGTCCTTTTCCATTGTTATGCGAAGCCCATGCTGTCTCAGGACTGACCACGGGCTTCGCACTTGAATTGGCCACCTGAGTATTCGATTTGTTTGTCGCCGTATTTACGACTGTCTTTTCGTCGTCTGCAACGAAGGCTGCGATCAGGGCAGCGCGAACGTCTGCAATCGGCGTGCTTGCTTGGATAAAGCTGTCTGCCTTTTCGTCTGCTTTGGCAAAACCGCAAAGCGCACGAACTGTGCGAGCGCTTGCAATTTTGGCTTGAGCCTCGTCAAGTGAGACGCATGAGATGGCCCACTGAGGTGCGAACTTGTCAAGACCAGCCTCGATCACAGCCGAGTGAATTTGCGCAGACACCTCGGCTGTTGCAGCAGGTTTTACTACAACCGGTTCAGGCTCAGCGTCCGGTGCGGCTGACAACGCCATGGCTGTCAGCACGTTAGCTGGCAACTCAGCACGGTTCATGTCGAACGACGCTTTTGCTTTGATCTCATCAATGACCTCAGTGGCAAAGCCCATGGACAACGCCTCGTCTGCCGTCAACCATGTGTCTTTCGACAACAGTTCACGCATTTGTGCCTCGTCCATGCCTGTGCGAGCAACATAGGTTGCCAACAAGCTTTCGCCAATTTTGTCTAATGTGTCGGCAATGTCGCGCAGCTCAGTGGCGTTGCCAGCAGCGTATTGCCACGGGTTGTGAACCATCAAGAATGTGTTTTTCGGCATGATGATCGAATCACCTGCCATTGCGATCAAACTAGCTGCACTTGCTGCAACGCCCATGACCTTGACAACGATCTCTTTGCCAGAGGCGCGAAGCATGTTGTAAATGGCCAACCCGTGCGACACGTCGCCGCCAGGTGAGTTGATTTCGACATTGATGGTTTTAGCAGTCACAGCGCTAAGTGCAGCGCGAAAATCTGACGCTTGGACACCCCAAAAGCCAATCTCGTCATAGATTGACAGATTGGCTGGTGTATCGTCCGCTGGTGCGGAGTTTGAAAATGCAAAGCAGGGTCGCATAAGGCTTTCCTCGGTTATTGAGGGGATTGTTTATGCGATGACCCGTTTTGTTACTGCGGTAGTATTTCGCAAAGCGATAGCCCCACTGGGCTATCGTGCAGATTCAAACAAGTCATGCGCTCACCGCAAATGCGTTCTCAGCCGCCGTCCGCGCTGCACGCAGGTTGGCTTCAGCCGTTGCACCATTCCCTTGGGCGAAGCCCCAAACAGCCGCTGCCACGTCAGCGGCAGTAACTGCAGGTGCTGCGTTGAGCTGGTATGTGCGGACTGATCGAGCCCGAAAGTCAACAGAGCCGTTGGCCTCGTCGTCCGGGCTACCTGTGGTGTTACCGTCAATCACTGGCAGTGCGTCAATACCTGCGCTGGTGTAGGCCGAGAGCGCCCTGCGAAAGCGCCACGAGCCCATCAGCAGCAGGTCTGTACCGTCGAAGCGCAAAGCCTCCGGGTAGCGCATGCCCGTCTCCGTGGCCTGCCATAGCGCGACCTCGTTGTAAACGTCCTCGGCCACACAACGGGTGTTGCCAATGTCGATACGCAGCGCAGGTGCATCTAGCGTCACAAATGCATTTGTTGCGCCCAAACCACGTCCGTACACGTCCACGCCGAAGCCGTCGCGGTTCGCAACCTGTGATATGGGGAAACCTGATTCGATGACATTCGCATAGGCCAGCTCAATCGGTCCGAAGCCAGGTTTGCGGATACGCACTGTACACACTGTCTGCCCTGGGTCAAAGTCGTAGGACATGACCGCTGACGTTGATGAGTTTTCCAGCGAGGTAAGCTGCACTTGACCGGGAGTGGGCACACCAGCGAAAACCGCCACGCTGGAGCCGGTTTGCAGCCCCGATAGCGTGAGCTTCGCCGTGTCAAGCGGGTAAAGTGCCGCATTTTGCAGCGCCAGAGTGGTCGTGCCGTCAATGCGCAGTGAGTCAACGCGGTTTGTTGTGGATGACGTGGTGCAGGTGATCCGCATCTTGAGTCCCAAGCCCACGACTGGATCAACACCTGTCTCGGCAGCAAGGTTCGCGTTTGTCAGGGTTTTCCACGCGCCGTAGCCTGTGCCGTCTTTGTCGAGTGCATACTCACAAAGATGATTTGCAGTGTTCGCGCCAGTTATCGCCATCGAGCTGAGCCCCGACCATCCCAAAATTCGCCAAGGCCACGTCCATTCAATCTGGTCACCGACTGACTGGAACACTGCACGGCCAGCGCCTGTGAACTTCGGCGTACCTGCTGTAATCTGGTAGGCGTTAGGGTTTGCCGCTGACTTTTCGACCAAGACGAGAGCCGCGCGCGTAGTTGTGTCGCCCGTGAACCCATCCCACTGGCAAGTACCATATACAGATGAGTACGAGCCTGGCACGCCGCCGCTGTTGAACCGGTTGCCATGCACCACGGAATCAAGCTGCTGTGGCCCGATGGTCTTGGACGCATCCACTTGGTAATTGTTGACGCTGGTGAGGCGCTTTGTTGTGTTTGTACCACCATGTAACCCGAGCCGCAGGGCAGTTGTCCAGTTGCGCTGAACCTTAATAATGTCGTTGTTCCCGCCATCATCCAAGATGTAGCCCATTGCATTGACTGTGCCTGCGTTGAACGGTGCGGCGGGTGTGCCGCAGTTGCGTAAGGTCGCTTTCTGTGCTGTGTTGCAGTACATCAGGGCCAGGTAGGGGTGGCAGTTCGCCACACCTGGCCAATTCTCAATGTTGGTTACATCCACCACTTTAGCTTGGCCGACCACTTCAACTGCTCGACTTTGGGCGATGGTTCCGGTGGTACCTACGTTGTTGTCGGCATAGATGTGGCGTAATATTTTCAGATCGTCGGGAGCTTGCACCAGAATACGCTTGGTGAACGTCCACACCTCGTTGACCGTCATCGGGCCGTTGGTGTTGAGATACAAAGCACCGCTGGTTGCAGTAGCGCCACCAATATGCCCACCGCGCAGCTTGTTTGCCGTCCAGCCGCCGTAGCAGTTGACGATCACAGCCGCGTACCCGCTGGTTGCAGTGGCAAACGCCCTCAGCCAGCTCATAGTGCCAATAGACCCGCCGTTGTAGCTTTGCTGGATAACAATGGCATTTGAGTCGTAGTTTGTCGCGCTGGTGGACAAACCTTGGTGTAGGTTGTCGATGTCCATCGACGTTGCGCACTCGCCCAACAGGATGTTGTCACATGTGTGCAGGTCGCGTATGTACACCGAATATGGCTGCAATACGTTCCAGTACCAGCAACCTGTCACTTTGCTGACGTTCAAGCCGCCTGCATTTGAGAAGGTCGATTCGTAGCGCGTGCCCATGTTGCGCGCAGGCTCCACGTTGACCGAGCGGTTGGCGATAGTGCAGTTCTGCAAAATGATCGAAGGGATGCGTATGGCACACCCAAACGACGGTACAAGCCCTGCAGGTAGCGCATCAGTACCTACCCCGAATGACACCGCGCCTGTGACGCTGATATAGCAGAAGCTGCTGCGTGAATCAATGGAGCAATTCGCACTGGTGAAGCGGCTACCCGCATTGGGCCAGAATTGGTATTCACCTGACCCTGGGGCAGTTTCCACATCAACGCCCGGATACCATGTCCCGCCGTCTGCGGTGAAATGCGGCAGTTGCAGCGTTTGCCCACCGACTCCGTTCGTCGTGCCGACAAATATATCGTCGCCGCGCATCTGCATTGTGCCAAGTCTCGCATGGCTATGGGTGCGGGTTTCTTCCCCCACCAGAATGATCCAGCCCTGCAGCTCAGCCGCAGTCATGTCCGCGCCGATCCCAGTCAAGGGCCCTAGCGCAAATCCAGGTGCAGTCACACGTATTTTGAGGAACCCGCTGGCTGGCATGGCAGTACCTGCGGCATAGACTGTCCCGCCCCATTGCGTTTCCATGACGCACAGCAGCACACCAGATGCTGCAGCTTGGGTGATGGCCGAGCCGTAGGCAGGTACGTTTCCGCTACCTGAGCCAAAGGGAATAATTTTTGTGTTTTCGGTAGTGACCGACCAATGGCCACCCGTGGCTGAATCGACAGTCAAGTTCCCCAGTGGTCCTGTGGACGCGCTGGCATTGGGAGCGTAACGGCTGTCGCAGTCAACTGTGAGTGCGCCGCCGTTGATGTTGTATGTGTCTGCACCGGTCTTGCCGGTCAGCGCTGTAATCAGTGTGGGGGCGGTAATTGTGAAAGTTGTCATGTCTTACCACTTTGAAGGTTTGGCTGGGCATTTTGAAGACACCCAAGCAGTTTTGCCAGGCAGATAGCAGCCACACAAGCCGCAAGCACCTGCCCCGCGATATGCAGCAGGCTGAAAATCCGAGCATGATTTACAGATGGCCCGCCTCTGATCCTTGATCTCCGGCGAAGCCTCAACGATGTTGAGAACTTTGGATAGCAGGGTCATATCGCGGGCCATTTGTTTACACCACGATAGCGTTTTTAGCGGCGTTGAAAGCTGCGCGCCATGAGCCTGTCAGCTCGGTACAAGACATAGTGCCCAACTCAGCCATTTCAGCTTGCAAAGCAGCGATTTGAGCACCTTGGGCAGCGTCAACCACCAGCAATCCTGCAACTTGTGCTTGCAATGCGGTGATAGCGCCAACGCCAGTCTCAGCAGCAGCGACACGAGCTTGTAAATCAGCAATTTGAGAAGCTTGAGCTACGTCTGTCGCAGTCAGGTTGCTGAGTGCAGTTTGGGCGGCTGCAAGAGCGGCTTCCAAAGCAGCGCAATCACAAGCAGGGTCACCCGTTCCGTTAGCAATCTGGCTTTGGATTTGACTGATCTGGCCTTCCAATGCAGACACTTGACCTTCCAAAGTGCTGATAGAGCTAGCAGAAGACGCTGCTGCGTCTTCCAAGGCAGCGACGCGAGCTGTCAAACCGGTCAAGGTGTTGATCAAGTTCTGTGCAGTTTGGAAACCTTCAGTGTTCGGGTCGGCATCCAACAAGCTTTGCAGCGTTGCAAGCTTGGCGTTGATTTCGGTCAAATCAACAGCAGGCATGCCCGCTAACACAGCTAACTGGTCGCGCAGGTCTTTGATCTCACCACCAACATCGGCGGCAATATTTTGCACTAGGCAAACAAGCATGTTTTGAATTTCGGTTTTTGCGGACATGGCGTTTTCTTTCAAAGGTTTGTGGCCGGGTTTGTGGCCGTTAGCTCACCGGAATTGGTGATGGGTTTGCAACCGTTGCTTGACAGCAACGACTCAAGTAGGGTTGCACGTTCTCGAATTTGCGCAAGTTCAGCAGACACCATGCAATGCAGCGTCTCCCCTAACTCGCGCCCGATTTCGGCAAAAGCGCAGGCAAGTTCAGCTTTGAATTTTTCGACATCGCTCATAGGGTCACCTCGGTGATACTGGCCAGTGTGCCTGCGGCATAGTTGAAGGTCTTGCGGGTGGTCACCCCATCGCGCAAGAAGTCAATCTGTGTGAGCTGCCCACTGTTGTAGCTGAGAGTTTTGGTCGAGCCGTCGGCATATTCAATGCCTGTCAACACACCTGCGGTGTAGGTGAACACGGGGCTCTTGGGCGCAGTTAGACGCTTGATGTCCGCACCAATGGCGGCAGCAAGGTCAATAAGGCGCTGAACCAGAGACACGTTTAGACCTTGGCTGCGGTGTAGGTTGCCAGTATGTCAGCGTCTGGGTCGCCAATACCAATGTTGGCACATGCCTGCTGCTGCTGCACCAGTGTCAGTGACTGTGCAGCGTCAAATCGCACGCGGTTGGCAAGAGACGTGGCCACAGTTGCGGCAAAACTAGCATCGTTGTTCAAGGCTGCTGCCAGCTCTGCGAAGGTGTCTAACGCGGCACCTGCACCGCCAGTTAGGTCGTTGCGCAGGGTGCTGATGGCCAAGGCGATCTCGTCGAACACCTTGTTGGCAGACCAGACCACAGTAGTCGCACCGTCACCGGCTGCGTCATTGATGGCCACGCCAGCACTTGCCAGCGCAGCGTGAAGTTCGTTGATGGCCCCAACCAAGTTTGTCTTGACCGTGGTGGACAGGCTGGCAAGGTCGCCGTCGGCAATGCGCAGGGCTTTGATGTCAGCACCAATGGCGCTGGCAAGGTTGATTAAGCGGGTTTCTAAGGTTGCCATGGGTTAAGCCTTTGCAAGAATGTAGTAAGCAAGTGGATCGGGAACGAGGTCGTCAGGGACGTACATGCCCGCGTCTGAGCCCAAGCGCAGTCGGTTGTCGGGGTCAGTGCTGACGAAAATTGTTGGGTCACCTCGATCACCCTTGTCACCCTTGTCGCCCTTGTAAAAAGGTGCAAGTTGTGCAGCAAGTGCGGTCGATGGTATTTCGCCAAATATGAGGTCACCATTGCTGCCGCCAGCAAAGAGCGCGTTCGCCCTGTACTCAGGTAGAAAATCAGTCATGTGTTATGTCCTCAACAATGCTGATCACACTTGTGTCAGTTGAGACGATCACACCTGTTGGTGATGTCAACTGAATGTCAACCTTGGCATCGCCAATTGTCCAAGTTTCAGTTCCGTCAGGTGCGTATAGACGAGCTAGACGCTGCGCAGCATCAATCCAAGTGAATTGAAATTCAACGATCACCTTACCCATACTGCTGCGCATTTGACTGCGACCTGTCCAGCCTGTCAGATCAACCAGTGGCACACCGTTTTGTGTCACCGTCAGTACGCCTGAACGGTCAAAAGTATCACCGCGCTTGTGTTTGTTGATAGCCATTTATGCCACCGCCTTCTGCGCAGCAGACGCAATGATCTGCTGATTGGCCTTGCTGTAAGGTCCAATGCCGAGGCGCTGCTCACGCGCATCGTCGTCTTGACGCTCTTGGTCAACCTTGTCGATGTCGTCACCGTAGCCACCGACCACGCTGCTGCGACTACGCAGACCAGCTTCGATCTCAAGTTTCTTGCCAGTTGGGTCTTGTACAGGGTGAATGTGTGCCCATCCGTGCGGCGCATGCTCTACACGACACACCGCGTCGAACTCGGACACGTCAATTTTCCCCGCCAACAGTGCTGCCTTGGCAAACCACTCGATTGCAGGTTGGCAAAACATCGGAATGATGATCTGCCATTGGCGCTGCTCGTTGAAGCGACGAAACTCGTTGATGATGACGCGCAGGGTGCGGTCACTGACGTTGATGATGTCACCGCTGTACAGCTCATAAGGGATGCCCGCTGCCGATGCCGTGCCCATGTGCTGTGTTCGCATGTAGTCAGGGTAGTTCGTGCCAGCTTCGGGCGGGTTAGACCACTTGACCTCTTGCCCCTCGTCCAACTCTTGCAGCAGACCTGGTTGCATCGGCAACAGCGCACCGGATGGCCCACCTTGCGCCATGGGTTGTCCTGTTAGCGGGTCAGTGTCCTCGTCTTCACCGAGCTGCGGTGTGCCGCGTGTGATGAAGCCGACAATTAAGTTGGCCAGTTGCTGACGTGTCAGCGTTGTGTCATCATAGTTCTCGATATTCTTTAAGCGAGCGAGCACTGGTGCCAACATAGACACACCTCGCAGTTGCCCGGGGCGCTTAGGTTCAAATACGTGGCAGATTTGACTGGCAGCTACGCGCACCAAGTCGTCTGCAACGATATTCATCACCTGTGCATCGCCTGGATGCTGCTTGTACATCCAATATGCCACGCGGCGACCGCGTTTGTTGATCTCGATACCTGAGCGAATAATATTGCCAGCAGGCAGGCCGGGCATCGCGTCGCTGTCGAGCAGGGGGACGTACTCAGCTTCAATAACCTGAAGTTGCAACGGCACGGGCAAGCCCTCGTCTAAGAAGCGGGGACGTTCACGAATGAACACTTCGCCAGCGTCCAGCCACGAGCGCACAACCAGTGTTTGCTGACCATAGAGATTCAAAACGCCGTCTGCATCTGACTTTTTCACAAAGTCTTCGTACAAATCAGTAATTGCCAGTTTTCTAGCAGCATCCACAATGCGCTTGAAGCGAGGGGTGATACCAATGCCGATAAGAGAGGTTGTCCACTTCTGAACAGCCGCTTCACCCGACCAGTCGTTGCTTGACACGTCACGGGCACGGTTGCGGATCGTTTGCAGACCTGTCAACGCCTTGTTTGGACCCTGCGTGGGCGCACTCCAGCCAGCCATGCGGCGACCGTTGCCAGCAGCGTCATATTTATTCTTGACCGTTGATCGGCTCTTGCCAGTGTAGGCAGCAAGCGCTGCGCGCTGAAGCACTGTCTCAGGCTTAGGTGGGCGACCCATTGGTTTCTTGGCCATTAGTCATACCCTCGACCAGATTGGTACATATAGACCTGCTTGGGGCGGCGAGCTTGACGATTCTGCTCGCGCAGTCGCTTCTCCATGTTGTCTCGCGCTAAAATTAGCGAAGCTGACGTGTTGTACGTGACAGTCTGCCCGTCAAGGGTGACAGATCGTGTGCCTGCCGCGATTGCCGCGTCAAGGTTGTCAATATCGGTTTGTGTGACTGCCATAATGCGCCCATTGTTGCGCGACCGCTAAATTTGCTTGCTGCGGTATAATTTCGCAAAAAGTCAGCTGACTTTTCTAAAAAGTAGGTGCGCTATGCGCAATTTGACGATTTCGCAAAAAGTCAGTAGACTTTTTTAAAAAGTAGGTGTTATATGCGCAATTTGATTATTTTTACAATCTTGGTGGGCTCGCATGCTGCGATGGCAGCGAACAAATGCACAGCAGCAGACGGCTCAGTCAGCTTTCAGGACAGCCCCTGCGCAGCAACGACCAGGAGTGAAGCGGTGAAGCTGGATTACGTGCCGCCGTCCACTGAGCGTGATGCCAAGATCGGTGCAGCTATCGCAGTTGGCAGGGTACGCACAGGCATGACGGCGGCAGAGGTGAAGCGGTCATGGGGCAGTCCAAGCAAGATAAACGCCTCGGTCGGCAGCTACGGCAGGCACGAACAGTGGGTTTATGAGCGAGAAAACTATAAAAACCAGTATCTATATATCGAAAATGGTATATTGACCAGCATGCAGACACCTGAATAGGACTCCCGCGCTTTCAGCGGGACCGCTTGTCACACCTTACTGTGCTTGCGCCAGGATACCCCAACGAATTTAATTGGATAGGTGAGATTTGTTGAGTGCTACAAAAAGCTCGCATAAAGCAGCGATTTCTCAACAACTAAAATAATAAAAAAAAATCATTGATCACGGCGCTAACCCGTGATTCCTATTGCAGCACTCAAGTGATAACACCACGTCATCGGATCGCGCCGATTGATTGTTGCCCGCCGATGTTAAGGACATCACTCCCGTTAACTAACGCGGTGTTATCACTTGAATGTTGCCATTCAAGCCCGTCTTTCCGAGATGTCATCGTTTCTAGGCCGAGCGCCAAGGCTTGCAGTTTTCGCGTTCGTAGGGTACTGAAACATTGCCCCTTTCGGGGTGCTCGTTCGCGTCTCGCTACTTCAAGCTTCGCCTTTCAATTAGTGTGCGGATTACACCCCGCACGGTGAGCTTTTTACTGTTGCTTGGGCGTACTACCGTCCACTTTAACCCGTACAGTCTGAGGATCAAGGACTACCGAATTTGCCTTGATACCAACCTCCGCTTGCGCAGAGTCTCGGTTGCCTAAGCCTCAAGTATAACGCATTTGCACAATTACACAATGCTTTTTGCTAAATTATTTTAAATAAATTTATTGCTATGTTTTTAATAGCTGTTTAGGCAATAAATACGTTGGCTTTAGGTATATTTATTGCCTAAAACTAGCCACAGATGACCTGCGAAGGCGAGGTGGACGGCGAGGTACGACCACGATTTCGCGTGGCGTTTCTTGCGCAATCTCGGTGTCAGCCTTCATGACGCGACGGTCATCGCTGCCGATGGTGTCGCTGTTTTGTGCTATAGGAGCCAGCCAAGAGGGGACAACTGCCCAGTCTTTGTGTTTGTCAAGCCCCAAGTACATCAAACCTGCCGCGATCATGCGGCACAAGTCAAACGTCTCGTTGCGCTTGCGGATTTGCGACCACTTGCCGTTCTGCTGTCTGACCTCTGCCGTCAGCTCATCAAAGAACGCCTGCGGTAGCCAGCCATCAGGGTTAAGGGTAATGTGCTTCGGCTTGGGAAAGTGAATGTAGCCCGGCCCCGCGTCTTGGCGACGTAGCCCCGCATCCACAATGTCGGACAGCAGGTTGGGGTTGCACAGTAACACCGGCACGTCACCCTTTTCAGCGTTGTTGCGCTTGCCGAGCATGGACTCACGGATGACCGGTGCGCCCTTGACGCTGTTACCCTTGTACAAACGCACACGGGTGTGGAGTTTTTGTCTGCGCAACCTGCGCCACCATGCGTAGGCGTTGTCGGTCACACCGTCTTCACCGCCCGAGTCAACCACGAGTAGCTTGAGTTTCATTTCCAGTCCTGAGATTGGCGTTTTCCACGTTGCGCGCAGGAGCTTGTCGGTCAGAACGTCCCAGTCCTCGGGGTAGCTGGCAGGGTCCAGTGGTGCGAACTCGGACCCCATGCCCTCGCGTTTGGACGACTTGATCTCGAACCTGTCAACCAGCCACTGTTCACGGTGCGGCCCGACAGCATGCACCTGCACGACAAAACGTGCGTTGCTGCCGCCCTGTACGTCAGCCGAGGCGACAATGCAGCGGGTTTCCTCGGGCACATAATACCGTTGCATGCCGATTTCAGCACGGTCTTGAGGCGTAGAGGCATTGTTGCGCGACTCTATGAGGTGGCGCGGTGTGTAGGGCATGGCCTGATCAGTGTTGATGGCCACCTGCAGCGCGATCTCACTGCCAGTCATGGCGTAGTCGCGCAGACCTTGCAAATGCTTGCTGAGCAGCGATTCCCACGACTGGTAAGCCGCTGCAACACCGCCGAGCCAGAAGCCTGCGATGGTTGACGACAAGGGCTCACCCACAATCTCGTCATCTGCCGTTTTGCGCTGACCGTCGATAAGCCACTCACCGTGCATGTTGAGCAGGTGTCGGTGCTTGTAGTCCGTGAGGCTACCGCAATGCGGGCAGACCACGCGCGCGTGATGTTTTGCTAAGCTGACCAAGTTGGCACTGCGCACTTCTTCTAAAAGCTGGTCATCAGGCGGCAAATGGAACAGCCCAACACCAGGTGCAGCCTCATACCACTCACGGCAATCAAGGCATTTCCAGTACCAGCGTTGGCGGTCGCTGCGGTTGTAGATACCCAAGATACCTGTCGTCGGCGGTGCCTCATGTGGCGTTGCTGCCTGCCAGTTTGGGTCAACCACAGGGCGACCAGGTGACGACTCGACCGCGCACATGCCACGTGACAGGAACGTGGTTGTTCGTTTCAGACCAAGAGAGTATGGATCACCCTCACCATCGAGGTCGTCGGGCATACGGTCCAGATCGGTCAAAAACACGTACCTGTAGGACGTGGACGACAAGTTGGTGACAGTTGGCCAAGCTATGCGTAGCCACATGCCATGTCGAAACGACTTGTCGTGCGTGTTGTCGTCGCGGGCGTTTGAGCCTTTCAGCGCAAGTAGCTTGGGTGAGTGATCTAAGGCGCGGTCTACGCGCTGCTTGCTGTACTCACGGGCTTTCGCCTCGGTCATCTGCACAATCAGCATGTCGCCCGGGTCATTCGTGACAGCGTGGCTCATCCAGCCTTCACCGAGAGCCGCCGTTTTGCCGGACTGTGCTGGACCAACAAAGCAGACAGAGTTTTGAAGCCTGCTTGCCAACGTGTTCATTGGCTTGATCATGTATGGCGTGTCGGATGCCGACCATGGGGTTGCTGCATCGCCTGGACGCTTCAGTATCAGGGCAGATGCCGCGCCCTCGGCCACGGTCATGCGCTGTGGTGGGCGAAGTGCCAAGTAGCTGTCGCAAACATCCCCTAACGCCGTGGCGAAGTGTAGATTTTCGTCGTCAATCATGTCTCAGAGCCCGCCATCATTTCCAAATCCAGTGACATGGATGCCATGCTCTCGTCGAGTATCGTTTCAATCAATCTGCATGTTTCCAGTGGGACACCTTTGCGCTCCAAGTTGTCTGGGATGCTGCGCATGGTCTGCGCCAGTGTCGCCACCGCCGTGGCAGATGCCTGCTGCACGGCTGCTCGGCTGACGTACTGACCAGATTTGATTTTGAACTCAAGCTCGTTGAGGTCAGCCTTGCTGGTTTCGTTGCGCGCCTTGGCCTTGTCGTAATCGACCGTTTCAGGGGGCTTGACATAACCCGCCTTCTTCGGTCCAGTGTTCGGACGCTTGCCACCGTGCCCAGTGATGCGCTTGACGGGTGCGTCAAAAATGTCTGATAAATCTGTCATGCCGAGATTATCTGTTATTTTGCAATTGCATACAAACTTTTAGCAATTTCAACGCTTTATAACTAATTTTGTATATGAAATCTGCAAAAGATTGCAATTTCAAGATATGAAATTCCACATAGAGCCCCCGATAGTCGGCTCTATG